CTATAGCGAGAGATTCAGTTGATCACGTCCGTAGTGCGACACGGGAAACGCGTCTTTCGGGATAAAGTCAGGTGGCAACGGTTCGCGGCGTCCGCGCTTGGTCACCAGCTTTTCTACGCTGTTCAGTGTGGTGAAGGTTTCACTGCATTCTAAATTCTGGCACTGGTGATACTGGCGTATTGTCAGTTCACTAAGACGACGGCTGGTGCGGGTACGGGCGTGAGCGCCGCAGATTGGGCAAATAAACATGATGGCTCCCTCATGGGAGTTGAACTCGCTGTTATTATGGCCGCTATGCTGTCGTTTCTGCAATCCACTCCGGTATTTTTGCTTCCAGTTCCAGTCGGGTTTTAAATCCGCCGTCATCAATCGTGTGGCTCACGCGCGACAATACCCAGTCCTGATTATCAATATCGGTTTTAAATCCTGACACGGTGCCGTGCATTTCCGGGTAGAGATCGGCGCGCCCCTCGGCCAGGGTAAGCGAAAACTCTGCGGCACCGCGTTTTAGCTGCTGCCACTTCGCCGCAGCTGCGCGACGTGCGGCTGTTTCGTTGCTGTATGTTGAGCGCAGCACAAATAAGTTCCCGTCTTCACCGGCAATATAATCCCCCTCACGGCTGCTGCTTTTTGCTGGCTTATCCGGTTTAGGTTTTGTCGCGCGCTTCTTAACTGTGACCGTTTTCTTTTTGCCGTAATCCAGATCCAGCCAGTTTGCCTGCACGCCGGTGTAAGCATCTCTGTCCGCGATCCGAAACGAATGCCGGTCACCGCTTGAACGGGTAAGGGCAAACTGCGGCAGTGCTATGCCGCTGGCGCTGACACCACCGCCGGGCAGGATAAACAGCAACGATCCGTTCTTCACCGTAGCGATAGCCCCTAAAAGCTCCGCCATGCGCGTCAGAAATGACATATCGCTTTCCTGCGTCTGGTCGGCGTGGTCGATTTCCGCTTTCATCAGCTGTTCTGAAATCACCGGCGTCAGCTTGTAGCGCCTGGCGATAGCCGAAACGATGCGCTCAACCGTCACGTCATGCCATGACACCTCGCGTTTGACGTTAAATTCATCCCGAAAGTCGGCGCTGCGGGCGGTGATATCGATCCTGTCCGGCGGCCCTGAATATGCCACCTCGTCAACGGTGTAAACCCCTTTGTAAACCAGTGGTTCGCCATCCCATCCAAGCGACAGGGAAAGCTCCGCACCGCGCGGGGGTAACTGGAGCTGGCCGTCAGTATCATCAATCGAGATAGCCAGTTCATCGGCTTCAAAGCCGCGGTTGTCAGTCAGCTCCAGTGAGATGATGCGCGGGTCCAGCTGCGTCAGTGCTTTGCCGCCCATCATGACGCTAAATGCCGGTACCCGTGACAGACTGGACTGGTACTCCTTCAGGTTTTTCAGGCCGTTATCCAGCAGCGTTTTTGCCTTGTCGATCGTGTCTGTAGTCAGCGCCATTTTCGTTCCTCCGGCGCTGATGTTTTCATGCGCGCGCGACGTCGAGAACTTTCTGTTGTTGTCGCCGACATACAACAACCGCCAGTACGTGTCCGGGGCGCGTAATTCAGCGAACATCATCCCCGAACTCAACAAACATGATGGCGGTACAGTATGACCGACAACTTTTTCCACGGGGCACGCGTCCAGGAAAACACCGACCTCCAGACGGCGATCAATGATATTGATTCAACCGTTATTGGCCTGGTTGCTGTTGCCGATGACGCCGACCCGTTAGCTTTTCCACTCAACACGCCGGTCCTGGTCACGCGGGTTATCAGCGTTCTCGGCAAAGCCGGTAAAACCGGTTCGCTGTACAAGTCACTGAAGGCGATTTCCGATCAGGTCAGCACCCGCGTGATTGTGGTGCGCGTGGCGGCGGCCGGAACGGCTGAGGGCGCGCCAACGCAGTCACAGCTGATTATCGGTGGTACACAGGCGGATGGCAGTTACACCGGCATGTTTGCGCTGCTGACGGCAGAGCAGAAAACCGGGTACCGCCCGCGCATTCTCGGCGTTCCTGAGTACGACACGGAAGAAGTGACCGCGCAGCTCCGCGTTATCGCTAAGCAACTGCGGGCATTCTCTTACAGCTACTGCGACGGCTGCGAAACTATCGCGGAGGCCAAAACCTACCGCGAAACGTTTGCAGAGCGTGAAGGTATGCTTATCTGGCCGAACTTCATCGCCTATAACCCGCTGACCGGCGTTAACGAAGAGTTCCCGGCGGTGGCCTATGCACTCGGTCTGCGTGCGCTGATCGACAGCGAGCAGGGCTGGCATAAGTCGCTGTCCAATGTCGCGGTTAAAAACGTGCTGGGAATTTCGAAGGACGTATTCTGGGCGTTGCAGGCGGAGGACTCCGACGCCAACGAACTTAACGCGCATGAGATCACCACGCTGATTAAACGCGACGGGTTCCGTTTCTGGGGTAACCGTACCACCGACACCGAAGAGTTTACTTTCGAGGTCTACACGCGAACGGCGCAGATCCTGGCTGACACCATCGCAGAGGCTCAGTTCACCACGGTAGATACCCCGCTGACACCGTCCAACGTGAAAGACGTGGTGAGCGGTATCAACGCCAAACTGCAGGGGTTGGTTACCGCCGGTAAGTTAATTGGCGCGGCCTGCTGGTTTGATATCGTCGATAACCCGACAACCGGTATTCGCCAGGGTAAAGCTGTAGTGCGCTACAACTACAGCCCGGTGCCTCCACTGGAAGATCTGACGATGGTTCAGACCTTCACCGATCAGTATTACGAAGCGGCATTTGCGTCGCTGGGGAGCGCGTAAATGGCTATTCCAAAAAAACTCCGCCTCTTCACGCTGTTTGTTGATGGCACCAACCACGTCGGCAAGATCCCCAGCGTCACGCTGCCGAAAATCACCCGTAAAACGGAAGATTTTCAGGGCGGCGGCATGCTCGGTGCAGTAGCTGTCGATCTCGGTCTGGATTCCGGGGCGCTGGACGCGTCTATGATTGTCGGCGGCGTGGAGCAGGAGCTTATCCTGAAATACGGCGGTGACATTGACGGGCTGCGACTGCGCTTTGTCGGTGAAATTTACAGCGGCGGTGTCAGCTCGTTGATGGAAGTCGAGATGCGCGGTCGTATGACGGAAATTGACCAGGGTGAGTCGAAACAGGGTGATGATACCAACCACACCTACGCGATCAAAAATACCTATTACAAGCTGTCCATTGACGACAAGCCGCTGCTGGAAATCGACCTGCTGAACTTCATCTATAAGCGCAACGGCGAAAACATGTACCCGGATCGTATTTCGTCTGCGCTGGGCCTCGGCAGCTGATAACCCCTTAACCTAACACCTTATGGCGGCCTGAAAGCCGCCCGGAGAATCCTATGTCCGTAACGCTGAATACCCCGATTGTTCGTGGCGACCAGACCATTACCAGTATCACCATCAATGACACCATTAAGCAGGCAGGCTCCCTGCGCGGTCTGCGCCTGGTGGATGTGCTGAACTTTGATTACACCGCTGTTTCCACGCTGCTGACCCGTGTTGCCACGCCTGCGCTCACCGGGGCGGAGATTGCTTCGCTTGAAACCGGTGACTTCGTGGCGCTGTGCGAAGAGATCACGCCTTTTTTGACGAAAGCGGAGCCGTCAGCATCGAACACGGCGGCAGCGGCGAAAGAGTAAGAGAAGCACGTTTTTCCGACGTCGATGACCTGATCGCCGACGTCGCGGTTATTTTTCACTGGCCGCCCTCTGCCATGTACGGCATGGAGTTGCGCGAACTGATGGCCTGGCGCGATAAGGCGGCCATCAGAAGCGGCAACAACGAGGAGGATGACGATGATGGATCTTAGTATTCGCGTTGCGTTCAGTGCAATTGACAGGCTATCCCGCCCCGTGAATGCGGCCAGCGCTGCTGCTGGCCGTCTTTCTGAATCACTCAAATCCACACAGAATGCCGTCCGAGAGGTGGAGCGCCAGTCCGTGGCGTTTAACCGACTGCGTGACAATGTCCAGAAGACCTCCCGCAAGATTGATGAAACCAGCGCCACGCTGGAGGGGTTGCAGCGCGCGCAGCAATCCGGCGTTGCACTGACGGATAAACAGCGGCGGCAGATGACGAATCTGGCAGCGCAGCTGGACAGGCTCAAGGCTAAGCGTGACTCAGAGGTAAACGGCCTACGGCTGGCTTCAGAGGCGCTACGCCGCCACGGCGTGTCCCTGGCTGGCGGTGCAGCGACAACGGAAAGCGCACGACGACGGCTGGAGCAGTTTAACCAGACGCTGGAACGGGAGCGGCGGCAGCTGGCCGCTGTGACGCAGGCACGGCTGCGCTATGACCGCGCACAGCAGATGGCAGGCAAAATGCGTGGTGCTGGCGCGATGGCCGTGGCAGGTGCTGCGGGTGCGGGTTATCTGGGCGCACGCCTGATGGCACCGGAGGTGGAAACACAGCAGCATGCGTCCGTCATTGCCGCACAGAATGGCGAAGGTGCGGCAGGCAGTGGCCGGTACTCAAAAATCATTCAGGATCTGAACGGTTCAGGCGTCAGCAATGATCTCAATCGTATTGCGGAGTCTGTTGCAGCAGTGCGCAGCACACTGGGTGCGCTGGGCGAAGTGGGAGTCGACGAACTGACGCGCATATCCCGCAAAGCGATGGATATGCAGAAAGTTTTCGGCGGGGATATGACGGAAAATATCCAGATGGCCGGGATCATGATGAAAAATGGCCTTGCGCGTAACAGCGATGAAGCCATGGACCTGATCACCGCAGGCATGCAGCGTGTCTCAACGCAGATGCGCGGCGAGCTGCCGGAAATCCTGCACGAATATTCCACGCATTTTCGCAATATGGGCTTTACCGGCGCAGAGGCGATGTCGCTGCTGGTCAATATGTCGAAGCAGGGCAAGTTTGCGCTGGATAAAACCGGGGACGCGATCAAGGAGTTCTCGATCCGTGGCTCCGATATGTCAAAGAACAGCGTGAAAGCCTATGAAGAGGTCGGACTGAACGCGGCGGCTATGTCGTCGGCAATTGCCAGGGGCGGAGACAGTGCCCGGGCGGCAATGCAGAAGACAGCACAGGGGCTGCTGAAAATTCAGGACCCGGCCACCCGAGCCAATGCGGCTATTTCACTTTTTGGCACACCGATTGAAGATCTTTCCGTAGACCAGATCCCGGCGTTCCTTTCTGCCCTAGCTAATGTGTCCGATCAGATGGGCGATACGCGATGGAGTGCCGATAAAGTTGGCGACACGCTGCGTGACAACCTGGCCGGTGATATTGGCAAGCTGGGTGGTGCTTTTAACAGCCTGCGCACCGGCGCGATGGCCAGTCTGGATGGCATGCTCAGGCAGCTTGTGCAGGGTATTACATCCGCAGTTACCAGAACGCAGGCCTGGATGAAAGAGCACCCGCAGCTTACACAGGGACTGCTCGTTGCTGCGGGCGCGCTCGTCGCACTGGTTGGCGTTATCGGAATTGCCAGCCTGGCGGCTTCCTTCATTCTCGGCCCGTTTGCAAAGCTTCGGCTGGCTATCGGCATGATGGGGCTGTCCAGCGTGACCGCAGGCACCAACATTGCGACGCTGAATCTGACGTTGACCGGCCTGCGCACCATTCTGGCCGGTCTGCTGGGCGTTCCGGGACTGATTGCCGCCGCATTTATCGCCGCCGGTCTGCTTATCTGGAAATACTGGGAGCCGATAAAGGCATTCTTTGGCGGGTTCTTCACGGGTGTCTGGCAGGCACTGGCACCGGTCAGGGACGCACTGGCCCCGTTTGCACCGATATTTTCCGCCATCGGCGATGCGATAAAAACCGCGTGGGAGTGGTTCAAGGAACTACTCACCCCGATGGAGGCCAGCAAAGAAACCCTGGATAAATGCGCCAGCGCAGGCCAGACATTCGGCAGGCTCCTTGGTGGTGCACTGGAAGTCGTTTTGACGCCAGCTCGTCTGCTGCTTGAGGCTCTTGGATGGGTCCTGGAAAAACTCGGTCTGATACCTGACGGCATTGAACAGGCGCGGCGTCAGGCGGAAAGTCTGCGCAAAGACCCTGTCATGTGGGAATGGGACCCGCAACAAAAAAAGATGGTGCAAAAGGCATGGAACTGGCAGGGACCGACCAAGCCTACATCTGAATTTGTTGGCCCGCCATTGCCTCCGGGTGGCGTCCTGGGTGGTACAAACTCCGGCGTGACAAAAAAACTCAGCCAGATAGCCGACAACACGAAAGCCACCGCTGATAACACAAAGAAAGTCGGCCCCGGCGATATCGTGTTTAAAAATCTGCCGCAGGCGCTGGCGTTGCGCGGGGCATACCAGGAGGCACGTGTAATACCGCAGCCAGTGCCGCGTGTTTCTGCGGCAGCTGCGGGCGGGGTTCTGTCTGTACCGAGTGCAACAGAACGGCCAGCAGCGGTGCCGGTTTCCGCTTCAGCAGGTGCCGCGCCGATCATCCAGATAATTTTTCAGGATGCCGGAAAATACTCACTGGAACAGCTGGAAAAAATGGCACGCAAGGCTATTCGCGAAGAGATGGCCGACACACGCAGATCTAACCGTGGTTCTTTCCGAGACAGGGAATAAGGGGATGATTTTATGATGATGGTTTACGGGATGTTCGTTTTTACACTGCGCACCGTTCCTTATCAGTCGTTGCAGCATTCGCAGACGTGGCGGCATGTCAAAAACGACAGGGTGAATGCGTCGGCGGGCTGGCAGTATATCGGCCCGGGTGACGAGACCGTTACCCTGGAGGGGGTACTGTATCCTGAAATCACCGGCGGCAACCTCTCGCTGGCCGCGCTGAACAGTATCGGCTTTTCCGGGCGGCCGTGGCCGCTGATTGATGGTGTTGGGCTGATTTACGGTATGTACGTCATGACGGCGCTGGAGCGGGGAAAATCGGAGTTTGACCGCTACGGGAACCCGAAGAAAATAGAGTTCACTTTGAGCCTCAGTCGCGTTGATGCGGATTTCCGTGAAAAGCTGCAATCTTCATCCGTCAGTGATGTGCTGAACGATCTGAAAACCAGCGCGATGAAAGCCGTTAACTCGGTATCCGATTCGGTTAACAGCCTGTTCTGAGCAATAAAAAAGCCCCGATTCAGGGGCTTTCTTCTACCGGCAAACACTGCCACTTCTGACCATACTGCAGGTGTTTTTACGCGGTACGCGCCCAGCACATTAACAGGGTATGTGCCTCAACGACGCTTATCGTTTTACCCTGGCCGAGCTCCTCGGTTTTACCGCTAACATCCCGCTCCGGCACGGTCAGGCTGATGAGGTGTTTATGGGGCTGGATCTCCACAGGCACAGGGATATCACCCATTTCCACATCATCCAGTGAGAACGGTGCAATAGAGTTTTCCCGACCTTCCTGACCAAAACGATACACGTTAAACTCTGCGCCACCCGCCTCGGTGGTTTCCACGTTGTTCAGTTCGGCAGACACCGCTTTGCCTGAAACATCAAGCGTTTCCACTGGCAGGTTTTCACGTTTGATTGTCACGGTATCGCTGCCGCCGGTCTGGCCGACGTTGCTACCGTCAGCCTTGCCCACGCGAATAGATTTATTCTCGCCGGTGTAAACCCACGTAGACCACGGATACAGTTCATTCGGGTCCACCTTCTGCGCGAAAAATCGCACCGTGCCTTTGGGGTTTTCTTCCTCCCAGAAATCACGCTTTGCCGCCGTGACCGCTTCAGACACAGCCTCACTGATCAGGGTTTTCAGGCTGGCGTCCAGCTCACCGGCAACCTCATCGGCGTAATCTTTTGCGTCATCCCTTGCCCGGTTCAGTTCGCTCAGGGTGGCCAGAATAAC